GCTATGGGCGCGGTCAATGGATTCAAAACTCTCACTGTAATGTACCCATTATCATACAATGGATTTATGGCCCAAGATGGAGTCAGACTAGTTGTCCAAGCACGATTCCCAGAATCATTTGGATCAACGGCTACACGACAACGTAAGAATTGAGTGGCTTGTTGGTAAGGAACACTAAACTCAACATTATTCGACAAACCTATATCCAAAATAGCAGTATGAACCATATTAGATGTATTAGCCTTAGCTCCAATGTTATCACCAGTGGTATTATTACCGGTACCTGAAGGATCAAATGATATCAACAATCGACCTTTATGGTACTTAGTGCAAACCACGTGAAAGCGGAAAATCACAGTGCCACGCCAATTGTCAAAAGCATTGGTAACCCAGCCCATTGGCGTGAACCAGGCTGTTGTGCAACCAGCATTGAATACGGCAGCATCAAACATAAACGTATTAACTCTACTTTGGAATAATAGATCATTCTTAAGAGAGGAAGTTGACCACGTTGTCTGACATAACCATGATTCCCGTCCTACTAGGTATCGAATAGACATCTCATCTTCACCTGTAGGTAAACCCACTATACGAGGATCTACCGACAGTTCATTCTTTGCGTCCACTGTCAATTTTTCAATAGGATAAGAAATGTCTGGAGATGCTAACTTAGGAAATTGTTCGTTTCGTACTGGCATAGTGTCAGATATGATAGGAACATTAGTAAACCCAAATAACCTAGCTATGGAAGATACTGCACCAGCACCAATTTCGGTGGCTCTAGCAAAAGGTCCTATAACAGGAACATCAGTAAGTGAACGCGCAACTCTCGCTATAGCAGATGCTGGTTTTGATACGATACCTTCACCATATTCATCAGATTGTGGTACATAACACGTTGCACCAGATAGTCGAATATTCTCAACCCAGGCATAAATAACAACATTCAATGATTCATTGCTAACTCCATTTGCAGAATCCAAAGGAGCGTATGTCAACAAGCGAATGGAACCTAGAAGATTAATATCACCCGTGTACCCGCCAGCCAAAGACACCCAATTCTTGTGCCAAATGAAAGGCAAGGTCATCTCAAATGACGTGGCTACACCTGGTAAGATATCAACGTGGGGGCGATGTGAGAATGGTATAAGATGCTGAGCAGATGATCCTGTAGCTATGGTTTCAAGATTAAATGCAGGCATAGGCCTGTATGTGGCTCGCAGATGACCGTAATAAAACGGGGATGCAAGAACTTGAAACTTGAGCTTCAGATCCCCTCGAAACCAAGCAAAATTAGCAAGTTTACGTGAGACAGCAGGATTGGATGCCCAAAGTCTCCAGACAGGCACATTATCAGCATATGTAACAACCGGACTTGAATTGTCAATTACAGGAATTGAATCACCTGTGTTAGCAGCATCAGTCCATGTTGCAGTTCCAATTTGAACGGGCCGTCGGAAAAAATCAGCAATATCAGTAGCAACAGTTCCATCAGATGAACCAAAAGTGTGATTCCCTGAAGTAGCACCAATACCAGAAGTAACCACACTATCTGCGAAAGTAGTAATAACTTGAGTATTTAGTGACATATCAGGCTGGTCATCTGCTAAGATCTCAGCTTGAGGCGAATAATCATCTGAATTCATGACATTGTGAAGACGTGAATCATAATCTGGCTTATCAGAAAGAGTAGGAGACGATTCAGAAGAAATGTACTCACTACCATCCCTATAAGAACCAAATTCATAATTCGTGATATCTGGACGAACATCTTCATCTTCTGGAATGGATGGCGTAGTGGGTAGTCCTGTAGGATAAGACGGTTGCTCTGGATTATTGGGTCCAGAATTTGTTGGAGAGGTTGAGCCTCTCACGTCACTCACACAACCTGAGTGTGAAACAGCCTTCAAATCTAGTTTTAAAGGGCGACATGCCGATCTTCCACAGGATCGGTTACCTCGAACTTTTAAGCAAACAAGAAAATACGATAACAAAGTTTGTCAAACTGAGCTAAAGGGTTATTTTTTATACGAATGGTTTCCTTCCACGGTTTAGAAGCGGGTTGTCTCCCAAAATCAAAATGTTAGAGTCTGGCTACAGCAGCGAGAGCTGATTGCTCATCGCCAAATCGTAACCAAAACTCCTGAACGAGACTGCAGTAGGTTGGAAATGTTGAATCCCTAACCCACTGCTCCAAACCAGCATCACAAACCACACGTCTAAACATGGCTTGCTTCTCATCAAAAACATCCTTTCCATAAAAGAAGTACTCTCTTTGTGCTGTTTCAATCACACATATGGCATGAGCTTCCGGACACAGGGAGGGGCTTCTAACACAAGTCGTTAACATCTTATCAAATGAAGAGGCTTCTAGAGGACCAACTATTGCTCCAATATGTTCATCATATCTGAATGATCGCTTCAAAAACGTGGATTCATCAATGTTGATATACGGAACGCTCTCGGCCTCTTTATCTGCCATCGTATACTCAACTCCGATAAGCTTAAGCGCAACTGAAATACGTGTGTGGTTGAAGCCAGGACACTCAGGTGAGACACCCATTAGATTGTCATCCCCATATGTAGCTAATTTGACATTTGATTGAAACGAGCTAAGAGGCTTATGACTGATATAATGGTAGGCGTACCTCATATATAGACTATTCACCAAACAATTAATTATCACTGTCAAGGGGTGACCAGAGGGATTTCCTTGAAATTCCAAAAAATCACCATTGAAGTCAACTTCATGGTATGCAATGTCATAGGAAATACATCTTAGCACCATCTGATCCTTA